GGACTCGGTAACTGGCTTGACTAACGTGAACGGCGGGCCTGAAGCGAATATCAAGGTGGCTATGCCGAATGATTTTCCTGAGGCAATGAAGCCTGATTGGGTAGCATATGTGGTTGGGGCGGTTAACACCGCTCTCATGCAGGCCATCATTAAAGATGGTGCCTCTGCGACTTAATACGTCGCGCCACGCTGCTCGATAGCCAAGCTGTCAAAGGAGTTCTTATGCACCAAGTGCAAACGCTAATGCGGAAAATCTGCTTAGCAATCGGAACACCAGCCGCGAAAGGAGTTATGACCCTTAGCGAATCTGGTGAGTGGGCTGAGCTTCAAAAGCTCAAGCTAGGCCCGCCTGATACATACGCATCCGCGTATTCCTATCGGGACGACATTTTTGTCACGGACTTGCTGCGAAAACTCGCGGTACCCGGGAATGCTAAAGGCCGCCTCGCGGCGGCCAAGCAGACGTTCTACAAGGCGGAAGCGCAATGCTTACGCACGAACGGTTTCATGCGGCACCTGGAGAAAGGGGACCTCGACACTAATGATTGTAAAGTCATGGACTTCATCAGTTCTTGGCGATCAATCATCAAAGACGTGTTGGGTCCGCTTCCGAAGAGGCTTTACCCCAGGTATAGTCCTGGTTCCACGCTTTCTGATGTTGGGTCGTTGATAACAATACCTGACAAGATGTCATCTCTCGCAAGCTGTTACCCTCACAGCCGCTCTGTAGTGCTTCACTCTGCTCAGGGAACTGAGCAGGAAAGCACGCGCGAGCCCGTCGTGAGACGCGCCAACCGCTTCTTCACCGTCCCGAAGGACGTGTCGAAGGATCGGGGTTGCTGTGTTGAAGCCTCGCTGAACGTTATGTGCCAACTCGATGTTGGCGCACTCATTAAGCGAAGGTACAATGGCTACTACAAGGTTAGGTTGGAGCACGCAAAGCCCCTCCACATGCTCGCTGCAAAGCTTGCGAGTGAAGGGGCCCCGTATGCTACTATCGACCTGAGTAACGCTTCCGACACAGTGGCTAAGGACTTAGTCCGGCTACTGTTGCCTTGGGAGTGGTATGAGTTGCTCGAATCTCTTCGGGCCCGTGCAACATACATCGACGGCAAGACCGTGTACCTTGAAAAGTTCTCCTCTATGGGGAACGGGTTCACGTTCGAGCTTGAGACTCTGTTGTTTCGGACGCTCGCGCAGGCTCTCGGCGTTGGTCTGGACGACTGCCTTGTTTTCGGAGATGACATAGTCGTCCCCGTTAGCATTGCACCAGCCATGTTGCTAGCTCTGCGTCGCTTCGGCTTTGAGCCGAACGAGCGAAAGACCTTCTGTGAAGGGCCTTTCCGGGAGAGCTGTGGTGGTG